GCGACGGCCCCAAGGAAAGCAGTAGTAACCTCTTGGCCCTCTTGGGTACGGTTGATACCATTTAGGGTTACAGCAACATTACCTGCTCGGAGGATTGCGTCTACCCGATTTTCGGGTGCAATCTGTGTGAGCCGTTCCTTGCTGATCTTAAAGGATTCCGGGGACCCCCCTTGTGCAAGGTGGTTGCCGAAATCCGTATCGACACTATCTAGGTCTTGCTGACGTTTAATAGCCTTGACCTTCTGAATGGTGTTTGCTTTATTCTCAATACGGTTCTCGGTCTGATTCAGAAGGTCCGCAATAAGAACCTTCCCATCAGCCGTGTCTGCCAACCGCTTACCCTCAACCTCTGTTGAGTTAAGAACGGTCTCAAGTTCTGAAGTGTTCTCAAAGGACAGAGCAGCCGCCCTTAGCCCCCGCTCAACAGCCTTCTGGCGTTCTGCGGGAGGAAGAAAGGACATATTATCTGTGGCATTCTTAAGGTCCGCGTTGAGCGTCTTAACGCTCTCAGGAGACCGCGAGGCCAGCCGCACAATGGAGAGGACGTTGTTCTCCAACGCCGCCTTCATCTCTTCCTGCCGGGCCTCTGAGCGGCCCCTAATGTGAGTTTCAACAAGAGCAGCGGAGGCCCTTTGGATTACGTCTGCGGCTGCCGAAACGACCACAGGATCGTCCCCATTCATCCCTACCTGCCCCATCTCGTAGGCGTAGGCACGAACTTCATCGACCGTATTGAACCTTGTAGGGTCCTGTAGGTACCCTTCGTAGGCTTTCTCGGAGTTTGCAAGGGCCTGATTGCGGGCGACAGCGGCTTTAAGGTCGCTGATGGCCCACGGCACATCCTGATAGGCAATCTTCTTGGCATCTACAGCAGCCTGAAACTCCTGCATGTTCTTGTACTTGTCGGCTGCATCGGCTTTAATCTGCTCTGTAAGCTCTTGACGCTTCTGCTCATTAGCGTAGTTCTCGTAACGCTTAAGGCCGCTGCTGAACTGCGAAAGGCCCTGAGCCAGCTGAGCAAGTTCCTCGCCTTTGTTAGAGGGAGGAGCCACAATAGGGGCCGCATATGAATCAACAACCCGAGCCTGAGGCGTGAGCTGTGCATTAGTAAACTGACTCATTTAGTACCTTTCTGTGCCTTCTGATAGTCCGCATAACCGCCAGCAACCTGTCCGCCAGCCTGCAACGTAGCTGCAAGCAACGAAGGTCCGGCCTGTCGAGGACGGATAGACTCTGCGATGCGGCTCGTTGCGGTTGCCCGCAAAGCGTCGCCAGTACGCCCAGCAGCAATCTGTTTCCACCGAAGATCGGTTTCCGCGTTAGCACGGGTACGCTCTTCAATGGCGGAGTATTGAGACATGATTTCATCGACCGAGTTTCCAGAGACACCTTGCGACCCAAACGCCGCCTTCTGTGTCCCCGCCTCCTGTGCGTTCGCCACAATACCGGCAATGCCTTGTTCGGATGCGGATGTTGATTCTTCCATAAGAACCTGCTCGCGGTCCTTGAGGCCGAGGCTATATGCGTCGGTGGCTTCCTTTGCTACGCCCGCTTCTTTTTGGTCTTGAAAGTTATTGGCAGCCGCAGCCGCTTTCTTTTCACCGACGTACTGAACAGCGGTGCTTGCAACGCCCAACGCACTGCTAGGTGTACACATGAGTAAACTCCATGAAATAAAATCCTCTAGCGTTCCTTAAAGGAGGGCCAAAGGTACACCCAAGGTGTTTGAGATAACGGATATGAAGAGCATTATCGGCATGGACACGGTTCATTAGAACCTTGCTGTCCTTGTGCCATTCCTTAAAAATCATTCGTGATAGTTTAAGAAGGTCCTTAGCTCGCTTAGCGATGCTGTCGGTCCCCACCATCCAGATAATAGAGGTATCGGGAGATACCCTATCGCGGCCAAAGAGGGCCGCAGGGATTCTATCAATACATGCAACCCAACAATCGCCATTTAAGGCTTCTAAAAGCACGGCCTGAGGACTTCTCCCACAGGCCGCATCAAGTTCTAATGCGTCCGCTTTGCGAAGGTTCCCAGCAACATGCTCCGCATCTTGCTTTGTTGCCTTGCGAAGTGTAATCATCATTAGACCCTTTGTGTAGTTTGGAAGGTAGCACCTTCCCAAGTGAAGCCCACGATTGAACAACAATATGGGCTTGAATCTGTAAACTCAATCCTGACTTGATCCGCTCGTCCGTTGGCGTAGATACTAACGTCGCCCCCGACAATCTTAGGGCCGCGTTCCTGATACGACCCCAAAGCAGTATCGGGGTCGATAGCCCGTGCTTCTTCATTTGTAATAGGTTCGATAGTCTGCGTTGTAGACGGGACCATGTATCCGGTTACAATAGCAGATAGCGAGGAGGTATTAGTGTACGTCAAGTCCACTTTAGATACCGTTGTGTATCCTGTAGTGATTGCCACTGGAGGACCGCTCCGGCTTTCCTGCCGTAGGAAGAGTGGCGAAGGGACCAGTGAGTATCTAAAGGGGTGCCCGATTACAAACTTGAACTGAGTCTCATAGTCGCCCGCTGGCGTAGTATAGTCAATCCCTGTGGCCGCAACTGACGAACGAACTATAATATACCCATTAGAAGGCGTAGCCGCACCCGTGGTGTAGTACACTTTCCAGACATTAGCACCAGCATTCTCAAAGAAAGGCAACACACTGCGATACGGCCCCAGCCCCCCATCATCTGTGGTCGAGTACAGCGTAAAGAGCCGTGCGTCCCACGGCGACATCTTACAGTCGAGCCGTAAGGTGTCAAAGTCATAGGCTGTAGGGGCAATGCGGGAATCTGCTAGGTCAAGGTATTCTACTCGCTGAGTGCCGCTGGTTCCACTGGTTCCACCGGCATCCCTAATAAAGAAAAGGAAGTAATCGGTTTCCCCAAGAACGCCGTCAACCGAGGAACTCATCTCCCACCGCGTCCAAGCAGATTGTAGCTTCTGCGTCGGGCCGTCAAAGAGCCACCTATAGTAGACCACAAGATTAGTACCATTCCACAAGACCGTGCTATTGCTTGTAGGTGCCGTAGCTGATCCCAAGATGTTTGTAAGCAACTTAGGAACGTGGGAGGTAACATCAATGGATTCTGGATTTGCCGTATTAGAATCCCTATAGTATTCCCTAACGGTATTCCTGTTGGTCCCCAGAGCATACACAACAGACTGCACGCTGAATGGGGGGATAGCGATGTTAAGAGGGTCCGCTGAGCGGAAGCTGGCCCCCACCGTCTTAGGTGAGAGGATGTCCCCGCTTGTCAACACAAACTGTGCCGAGTCCCCTAAGAGCAAGATAGTGTTGTCAAAGGGGACAGCAGCGTGGAGGTAGCTAAGGTCGGGATGGTTCAGCGTAAGGTCGATGCGGTCATTATCATTGATACGCATGGCCGAGACACGCCAGAAGTTGTAGAAGTTTCCTACTTCTGAGCAGACTACGGTGTTCTGCGTAGTGAAGCATAGACGGTTCTTTTCCAAGAACACAGATGTAATACTTCTACCGACAAGGCTAGGGGTTGGGCATGTATCCTCGTCCCCCGCTGTGCGTTCATCCCATTGCGACGTATCGGCCTTCCAAACGCCACTAGCACTCCTTGTGATCCTTACAGGCATCGTTGTGGGATCGAAAGCAACCGTGGCGTTAGCCGCTGGGCACTCCTCCCACACACCTTTACCAGAAGGCCCCCCGCCCTCTTGCCTGAACACAACGTAGTATGTAGATGCCTGAGCATCCACAGAACTAGCGATGCGTACAATCTTTCCATTGTAGCAGCGTGAGGGAAGATCAGCGAACCGCTGCACGGTATCATTAATCACCGACAGGTAGTTGCCACTAGCCGCATCTGTAGCTTTGATGCTAGGCTGAGGACCTTCCCGTTTGCGGGCGATAAAGAGTACGTTCTCGTCCGTAAAGATATCGTAAGCGGGTGCCAAGGCCCCTAAGGCTTGCACAAGGGATTCCTTGAGACGCTGGGCAATGTTAACAACGTTAACCTGTGTTGCATCTGCCACGGGAGTCTGATACTCTCCTAGCGTCCCATCAACGGTAACTGAATACTTAGTCTGGTAGGCGGCTGTCCGAATCCAGATGAGAGTGTAGGGTGTGCTTGTGGATGGGCCTGTGCCGGGAGCCACACTTGAACCAGAGATACCGCCGTCGGCATATGTCCGTGGGAGCAGAGCAACCGTCTTTGTCCGATTGATAACAACCATCTCGTTGCCAAGAAAGAGGCCGCGAACTTTTCCTTCAATCCTTGGGCCCGTAAGCCCGCTCATGTACGCCACAGCGTTTGGCGTGGTCTCAATAGTCTCTTCAACCAGACCGGGACCAAAGCCGGAAAGATTACCCAACTCAAGGCGGTAGACTTTAAACTGCGGAGTTGGAACGGAGGTAAACCCAATGATCCACCTATCGCTCCCGTTAAGGCCCCGGAAGAGCCATCGGGCTTTGAGGTTGGTATCCACCATCCCTAGCCACCGGGTCCCCGGACGCTTAATGCAGCCGTGTACGGGGTGTGGGATAGCATTGAGGCTGTCTTCAACCTGCGAAGGCAGGCGTACACGGGGGTCCTGCTGAGAGATGCCCCCAAGTTGTGAGGGGACGCTATTAGATATTCTCATAATCACGGTCCTCCTCTAGCAGCCAACTACCATCTTCGGCAGTAACGTTGCCGTTGAAGTTGCGGATATGCTCAGCCATCATTTCTCCTCTTGCTCTTCCTTCGTCCTCTCGCGTGTACGCAAGGGGCGGATTGGATACAAGGGTACCAGCCGCGAAGATGCGGGCCGTGCGGATCATAATGTACTGCTGCACGGACTCTGGCAGATCATCGAAGGGAACATCAAGGGACATTCGGAGAGCCACGGGATTTTCAGAGAACAGGTAGGTCTTGCTCTCAACGTCGTAGAGTTTGCCCGCACGGGCCACGGGGGGCTTCTTATCCCACGCTAGGGGCTTTATACGGATTGCCATACACCCCACGGGAAGGTTCACGGTATTATCCGTGCCCCTTGCGAGGGTGTAGTCAGTCTCAATGTTGAACCACAGCCCGTTACGGATAACAGAGCGGCGGCTCTCATTCAACAGCCGGAGAGCTTTAGCCGCCTCAGGGAACAGCGGGCTTGTGATGGATGAAGGCGGGTCCCGGCCAATCGTGGCAAGGATCGAGGACAAAGCTTCTAGTGTAGTCATTAGGACTCCTTAAGGGAATAAAAGCCCCTATTAGCTTTCACCAATAGGGGCTTATTTTTAGTTGTGCAAGATACGTCCAAGGATCGTAAAGTCAGCAGCGGTACCAGAACCGCCCGATGCCGCAGTAACAGCGGCTCGAAGGGCATAGATACGACGCTGGGCAGACGCAGCAAGGCTCGAACCGTCGTTGAGGTTGGCCTGAATATTCGACGTAGTATTGATGGGAATGTTCAGGGTGATTGCGTTACCAGCAGCCGCCGCACTGAAGGCTGCACCGCTCGAACAGTTGGCAATCTGGGCCGTGGTATCAATAACATACGTCTGCGTACCACCAGTTGCGTTCTGGAGGGACACAAAGGTTGTCGGAGCGTTCGGATACGAAACAGTGGGTGTAATCGTAATCGACGTATTGGTATTGGCCGCTGTCTTCACGATAACAAGCTGAAGAATCTGTTGTGCTACGTCGATGTCCTGCCCGACGAGGCCGTTGTTGGCATTGGGGGCCGTTGCGGGAAACGTAGGTGGGCTGACAGAAAGATCGGGCACCGGAAGGGCACTGGCAACAAAGCCGTTCGTGGTAGGCGTAGCACCAATGCCAAGAGTACGCAGGGGATGGAGTTCCATGTATTTATTCTTTCGTTAGGAGGCGGAAGGGAATCAAGAAGTACGTGATAGACTTAGAAGTTGGTGATCGCACCGGCAGTGCCACCAGAAATAATCTCAAGAGCCGCCTCGGGGCGAAGGACACCGTGGCCCATCGCATACTGAGCCGACAGATACGTGGACTTACGGGGAGCCGAGTACTCCTCCTCAGCATGAATATCCATGAGCTTCACGGTAGCCACTGCATCCTTATGCATGAACAGGCCACGGGTAGCCGTGAAGTCGCCCGTGTAGACGCTCGGAACATCCGACTCCGACGCGGTGGGAACGCGAACGTTCTCGGTACCGCTTGCACCTGTGCGGCCTTCAATAACGTCAGCCGCAGTGATCGCAAGGGTCGGGAGGTTCGTGGTCTTACGAATCTCAATACCAGCAAAGCTCGGGATGTACGCCTTGTTAAGATCGCCAGCACCGCCAACGTCCCTATTGATCTGGGACAGCTCACCCGCCGAGGCCCCGTTGAACCACTGGTAGTAAGCGTTGACAGGCAGGTAGCAGACGCGGCTATCCTGAGGAACAAACTTGTTATCGAACGCTTCGCAGGCCGCAAGGAAGGCCGAGCGGAGGTTGGCCGCAGTCGGTGCAGTGCCCGTAGCGACACCCAGCGAAATCTGCCCACCACCCACGTACTTCTTACCCGTAGCCGGGTTAAGGCCCGAGAGGGCGGAAGGCTGGCGTGCGGCGTTGACGGCGGTGCGGAACACGCGGTTCTCGAAGGCACGCCGCAGGGCGTTGCCCATCTCTTCGGAATACATCCCGCGAAGGTCGGCACGCTGCAACGCCTCTTCAATCTTTGCAATGTAGACATGGCTCACAAGCAGGTTGTCAACGCTGATCGTGCGTTCACTCTGCTGCAACGCCTGCCCAGCACCGTCTTGGAACGTGCCGATTGCATGGTACTGAGCAGTGAGCTGCCCAAGGACCGGGAAGGTCTGACTCTTACCGTTCTTAATACTGAGGACGCGGTGGCTGTTCATCAGAACGTTGTTCTGTTCGAACTGGGCCATAGTCTCGCCCTCGAACATGCGAAGGAACAGAGCCTTCTCATTGGACGTAAGGTTCTTCTGGCCGGGACGAGTCGGGAAAACTGTTGACATTTATAAAATCCTTAAAGGGGGTTAGTAGCTGAGATGGGTGATAAAGGTGGCGGTTCCAGTGCCAGAGGCATCATATCTGACGCGAAGAAATGGAAAGCTATACGCACCTGTACCGGGGTGGCCGTTGAAAATGTGGCTAATATTAACGGGCTGTAGCGACTGGGAACCAGTAGTGTTTGCGGCGGATGTAATCACAGGGGAGACCGCGACGTTCAGCCATTGTAGTCCGTCCATACTCCCCTCCAAGAGGGCGAGAACACTGAAGGTACCCGGAATAGCCCCGACTGGAGCAACGAATGCTACTGGTACGTTATCCGTGTTTCCCGTATTTCGATAAACCTGTCCAAAGGCTGTTCCTGGGGCGGCAACAACAACAGTTTCACTGGTTCTAGTGGGAATCATTTGAGTATTTCATTTACTTTCTGGTTGTGCTTGTTGATCTTATCAAGATCGTAAGCAAGTGTAGGAGGCCATTCTTGTTTGTCAAGCCACTGTAGGGTTTCGTCGGAAAAGTAGATGGGTTTAACCCAATCACAGTTTGCCGCTCTTTGGGTCCCGCAGGCTGTTAAGAATAACACTCCGGTCAGGAGTAGGGGCAGCGTCAATCTTTTTAGCCACCCTACGGTCTTCGGCAGCAGCATTAGCTTGCTCCTGTTTAGTACGGAGTTCACCTAGCTCGATCAGCCGGGTCTCGGTTAGGTTTTTCAGAAACGACGAAACCGCCGTAAAGAAGGCGGTCAGCCATGTCATTACAGCGGTTATCATGTCTTAGGCTTTGGGTTTGGGGTTAAGAACGTTACGCAACCACTCGATACCGCTGATGATCTTACCGATCACAGCATCATCCTTATCGCCGGGGATGACCGCAGCGAGAGCCTTCAGAACAACGGGGAGTCCCCCAAGGATCGCAAGGACCGCAAGAGTGATAGCAGCCCACGTAGGGGCCGAGCTAACAACTTCGGTAGGGACTTCAACGGGGACATCAGTGGCAACTTGGGCGAGAGAAAAAGCAATGTTCATAGTTTAGAATCCTAAATCATCGGGGTTAGTAGCGGCAAGACGGGCAAGAATCTTCTGTTGGAAAGCTTCGTTTTTCCATTCGGGGCTATTGCGAGCCGCGATGAACTCGGAACGGGTGATAGGCTTAACGCCCCCGCCCGTAGTAGCACCGCCTACGATCCTTGTAGGGACCTTAGGGACGACAGGGGCAGCCGTACCGGACGCGGTACGATACAGTGTCATAAGATTCTTAACGGCGGCATCACGGGCAGCGGGATCGGCACCCATGATATCCTTGTTGTACTTTTCACGGGCCTTATCGGAGAGTTCATCCTTGGCCCACGCAGCGGCCTTGTCGTACTCTTCTTTAGTCCCTGCTGCTTTCATAACAGCGGCATCAATAGTAGCCGCACGGTTCTTGTAGGAGGCCACAACGTCGTTAAGGGTGTCCTTGTCGATGCCGATGGCCTCAAGGGATGCTAGGGTAGATGCGTCCAGTTCCTTACCTTCGGCAATGGTGCTTCGCACTTTGGAGAAGTCAACCTTGCCTTCGGTCTTCGGCTCCTCTGCGGGAACCTCAGGGGTCGCTACGGTATCGTCGGTAACCTCTTCGTTCTTTGGGGAAGCGGCGGGGGACTTAGAGACACTATCGGGAAACTTAGCAGCAAGGGCTGCACTAACTTCCTCTAGGCTCATTTCTTTGGGGTCTTTTTCTTCTGGAGTCATTGTGGTTCCTGATTAGCCATCGAAGCTTGCTGCAATCGCCCAATGGCGGTTACGCCGGGACCGGCAGCCTTCTCAAGAAGGGACTGCTGCTGGGCCTGCTGCTGTTCGGCTTGGCGTTCTTCTGGGGTCTTAAGGTAGATATCAAAGTTGATACCACCGAGGGCCGCACGGCCTCTCATGTAGTCTTCAACCTTCATAGATGCAATGGCGTTAGTACCAAACTGGTTAATCATCATACTAACAAAGGCATCCATCTTAGATGCTTCTTCGTTACGCCCGAGAGCGTCGATGCCAGTTACGATAGAGAGGTTGACGAGCTTCGTAGGGAGCGGGGGAAGCTCCTTCTTAGCGATCATCCTTTGGATCGTTAAGGATACCTTAGGACGCTGAAGCTCTAACGCAAGGGTCGAGTAAACGCCGCTAAAGGCGTTCTCAAGCTCTGACGCAAGAAGCTTCCACTCCGTCGCGGTCTGCCTCTCGGCATCCCTTTGGATAGACGAAGCAACTAGGAAGGCGGTCTCAAGGCGGTTGACAAGCTTATCAAGCATCTGAGCCGCCACGTTCAGGTCCGCTGTTTTGTTAAGGATCAGCGGCACTACGTCGTCGGCAAGGCCGGGGACATAAGCACCATCAGCAGCACCTTGCAGGTCCTCAATGGCTGTCTGTCCGTTCGGAGAGACCAGCATAAGGAGCTTTGAGGCTTTCTTAGCGTACCGGATAAGGGACATGCTAAGAGCTTCGATTGCTCGGATATCCCCAAGATGCTCTTCGCAGAGCGACCTACCGTAGTGTTCCCCGTCGATACGGTTCCACCGCAAGGCAAGGTACGGGAAGGTCTCGTCAGTGTACGTTACAGGTTCCCCTGTAATATCACAGCCGCAGATTTCTTGTTTCTCTTCCCACTTGTTTGGGCCAGTCTTTACGGCCCTTGTGTAGAGTTCAAGTGGCTCTGCATCAACGTCCTTACCCTCATGCTCGCTCTCGTAGTCAGACTTGATCTTCTGTTTGACATCATCCCCCATATCAGGAGGAAGCGTCTGCCAAGTCAAGGACTCTTTGATGACGACTTCAACAAGGTTCCCTTCACCGTCCCTAACAACGCAGTATTGCGACAGAGGGAAGAACTTAAGGGACTTGGGACCTTCATAGAGAAGCCCGTTGCCCGCAACAATCAGATGCTTGACGCATTCATGGATTGTTACACGCTCTGCACGGCTTTCCTGCTGCTGCATGATTAGCGTAGCAGCGTTAGAGAGGGCAGTCTCAAACTCTTTCTGAGTATCCTTGTCGATATCCTTAAGATACGACGGGGTGAGTGCAAGTTTAAAGTAGGGCGTGCCGGGGGACGTAAGGACAAGGACGATACGGGCTGTCAGGTGTGTTACTGCTTTAGCACACACCGACTGCCACGGCACAGGAAGGCGGCTTGTCTGGTTGATCCCCGTAGGGGGAAACATATACGGAAGGGTGTACCTTGCGGCTGTCCTAGCACGATCTAGGATCATCTCACGGTCAGCGGAAAGGGTATCGTAGCGGGACACAATCGAGACATATTCTGCGGTCGGGTCCCCGGATTCGTTATCCATGCTCAAAGTGTCAGCCCTCCAATACGTTGCGGCATTAAGTCTTGAAGATTAAGGCCACTGTTGGTCCCTTTAGGGATGATGGGGGCGGTGCCCTTTGGGGCATCTTTACGCTTCCCTCCAGTGAGCGGAGCGATCTGATCGTTCAACTCAAGAGGCGTTGGGGGAGGTGGAGGGGCGGGAGGAGTGGGTGGAAGTCTAGCACTCGGCATACACATTTATTGTTCCTTTTGGACACTCTGGCTCCGATCTTGGGCCGCTTTAGCCGCTGTAAGGTGGTCGAGCAAGGATTGCTTGCCCGCCTCAAACATAATAGATTCAAGCGTGTCGGTCGGAGAGACTGGTTTTCGAGGGTACCTTGCACGCAAGGCTTCGAGAAACTGAGTGGTTAGATGAGGGTACTCTGGGAGCATATACTATACAGACTACCTTTCTTGTTAGGGTTGCACGTTATTGATGGATTGCAACAGGAACCTCTGTGGGATGCTTAGGAGCCGGAAGGGTTCCGGGTTCATACATCAGGCCGGTTGCAAAGTCTGCCACAGGAACCCCAAGGGCATTAAGGATCGTAGCCTCAAGGGTAGCTCCCCGAGACTTCTTCCAGCCCGGAAGGGCGAAGCCAACCTGAACGCCCATGAGCAGCGGAATATCACGCCGCATATAATCGGACCACGTTGGATTGGTGAGGGGCTGGGTGGTGTCAAGCTCCTCAGGACACACAACGGTCCAACCGAGTTCTTGCAGTTCTTTACGGGCTTTCCTAAAGGCCGCTCTGTTGTCGTCAGGGTACCCCGTCATTGGGCCAAGGATATATGCTTTACCGGGTTTCATGTTTGGTCTATTCATGGGAGGGTCCTTGGGGCGGAAACACGGGCGGCACTGTATTCATTATACACAGGAGGGGGAAGATTGGCTCCTCTCTTTAACTGTGTGCTGTCCTTGGGGACAAGGAGAAAATCAGGACCGGGACGTTGGACCAGTTTTGTAAGAACACCTCCAACCTTAACCGTTGGCTCAGGCTCTTGCGGCCCCTCACCAAAGTTAGGCATATCATCCAGCTCCTTTGGGAGCTTTCCACGGCGGATCATCTCTTGCGTGTGGATAAATGCGGCAAGGTTCCAACGGGCAGCCGAAGCGTGGTCTTCGTCTACAAATCCTTGAAGAAGCTTGTAGGTATGCCGAAGGGCCGAGTCAATGTACCGAGAGAGGGGCTGGCCTTTTTCCCAGTTCCGGTCCCCGTACTTGTTGGCACCGTTCTCAAGGTGCACAGCATCCCGCTGCATCACAATAGGAGAGACAAGCTCATAACGACCTTTTCCATCCCTTGTGTCCCTTCGGGACCCTGTGGCAAACTCTTCACGGGCACCGGAATCTTTTACGCTATCAAACTGACTCATTATCAATGCTCCAAAGTCGGACAGTCTTACCGTCCCAATCGTTGTGAAGAAGAATCTTAGCAATGCGGGCCTGCACAAGGGCGACCTCGGCGGTCTGCCCGGCCTTCTCATACGCCTTGAGGACACGCTCCCACGCCTCTGCGGGAGTCTTAGCATCCAGCAGCAACTTAGCGGCACGCTGGGGACCCATACCGGGGCATCCGGGGTAGCCATCAACCCGGTCCCCCGTAAGGGTCTGGATCATGTGGAAGAGCCACCCACGGCATCCTTCAAGGTGTGGGAGGTACGTCTGTGTAACGGGGTTGTAGAGGTCGCACGGCAACTGTGCCATGTCTTTATCGGGGCTACACACGATCCGGGTGTGTCCCTCGGGGTTCGGCCTGCTGGCCTCAATCCCGAGAACATCATCCCCCTCTAGTGTGTCAATCGTTAGGCTGTACTTAAGGCCCCGCACCCAATCCCGAAGGGCCGTAAGGACGACGGGAGAGGCTTGCAGTCGGTTGGACTTATAGGCCGGGTAGATATCGTGCCGCCAGTATCGCCCTTCCTTGGGGGACATGGCGATGATGGTAGCAGATGGGTCAGCTTTAAGATGCTCCACAGTGCGTTTAATGGCAGTCTTAAAGTGGTCCTTGGCTTTTGCAATATCTGCCGATCCAGTAAACTGACCCGGCTCCCATTCGATTACTGTCTGACACGCCGCTGCTGCACGGTATGTGTAAACATCACCGTCAATCAAAGCAATGCGTTTATTCATTTATACCTTTCATCCAAAAGAGTCGAGGCATTCCAATCGACTTTCGATACATACCCACCTTTTGCCGATGCAAGAATCTAGTATGTCCTTCGGAACTTTGGCATTCTCCAAATCCTTGGCAGTAAATCGTCTGATCCCCATATACGCACGAATCAGGGTGCCCACAGCGACCGCAGAAAGAATACTCGTTTGGTTGAATCCAGCCGTCTACGCTTTCAGGTTTATCTCTATTCACAGTAACCACTCTTTCTTAAGTCGGAACTGAGGTTTGCCGTGTACCTCTGCCCACGGTATAGACCACACGCGGTCCTTTGAGGATACTATAAGAACGTCAAAGGCATCCCTAGCGTACCTTACACGCATCCTAAAGTTTGGTTCAGGCACAGGGCTTTCAGGCCCGCTCTTGACTTGAACGGACATATAAGCCCCGTCAAGTTTGTATACGAAATCTGTGGTGTGGCTGTGTTCCGTTGGTAGGAACACCTGACACCCGAGACTCACCAACCTAGCAGCGGCTCGAAGCTCAGCAGCGGCTCCCTTCTGGGAGCTTGTTTCTTCTGGCATCAATGTGTCTCCGCCCAGTTATTGCCAACAACACAAGTGCCGGTCAGTGGGCACCTAAATCCAAAGTAAACCTCGGCTTCTGCCAAGGCCTTGATAAAGGTCTGACCGATATGTTCTGCGATCTCTTTAGGTGCAGTTACCTGTACCTCGTCGTGGATATGGGCCACTAGTTTGAAATCTCTTCCGTGGACCTTGCCTTCGCGTTCCAATACTTCCACCATTCGGACGGTTGCCCATTTAACGATGAGGGCTCCTGCACTCTGCAATAGGGTATTGAGAGCAGCATAAGACTTACGGCAATGCAACTTGCGGCCATCCACACCGGGGAGGTATCCGTTCTTTCCAAGCGTTGCTTGCACAGCGTCAACAAGTTTACCGTAGGCTGGAATAGCTTTCTTAAACTTTGCTTTAGCTTTCCTACCGAGTCTAACGTATTCATCATCGGACTTCTTTCCAAAGAGGTGAGGAGGGAAGAGTGTGATACCGAACTTCCAATCGCCCCCGCCGTAGACGACACAGTAGATGCCGTTCTTTGCGGGGTCTCGGTAGACCTTCCCTTCGGGGAGGCCAAAGGCGATCTGATTGGTGGTGTGGATGTCGCCAGTGCAGACCGTGGTAGCGTAAGCTCCACCGTCCCACCGGGCCAGATAGTGCCCCAAGCAACGCAGCTCAAGGCCGCTGGCATCAGCACCGACAAGCACCCAGCCTTCGTCGGCCTCAAACAGCTCTCGGCATTCTGTTGTCCACCCGCCCTCGTCCCCATAGAGCAGCCCGTCCTTGCTCTTGGCAACGGATGGAATCTGCCCCATGTTAGGCTGGCTGTGTGTGCAGCGGCCTGTTACGGCCCCGCAAGTATTCATGCGACCGTGGATGCGGCCCTTTGTTACCAGCTTCAACCACGCATTCTTACCCTCGGCAAGATACCCTAAGAGTTTGTTGTAGGCAAAGAACTTGGCGAGCTTTGGACCGGCAGGGTGGGCGATGGAGGTAAGCACTGATTCATCAACAGCAGCATCGCCGGTGTCTGTAAACTTGGAAGGCTTCCATCCTGTAGAAAGTAGGAAAGTAGCCACCTGTTGCCGGGAGGCAGGGTTGAAAGGTACGCTTCGAGTGCGGTTGGGTCCACGGGTAAGGGTTCTCTGTCCTGCGGCATATGCCTCTTTCTTTGTAGTAAAGCGTAGACCGCTAGGGGATTCCCAATAAGCGGGGGCCTTCATCTGTTCAACTCTAGGAGGAACTAGGGAACCCAACTCCTCACTAAGGACCTGACGACGCGATGCGAGCTTAGCTTGTAGTGCGTGGGCTTTCTGCTCGTTGAACCGAAAGCCGTTGATCTCTTGCTGACGGATCAGCAGGGCAAAGCGGGTCTCCAGTTCGATACACCGTGGGTCGAGTTGTTTCTTGTCGAGCAGGTTATCAAGGGCCTCTAGCACCTCTACGTCTTGCTCACAATAGTCCCCCATCTCGTCCGAATAGGAATCCCAAGTGCCCGTGTAGGACGCTTTAGGAATCCCTAAACGGTACCCAAAGGCTTTTAGGGAGTACGAACCAATAAGCTCGGCGGGGAAACTGTCGGGGTTCTTACGGACCTTTGCACAGTCGATCTCTTTAATAACGTCGGCTGACCACGCGATGCGGGCCAACACCAGCGTATCACGGACCTGCTGCCAGTGCAGCGAGATGCCGAAGAGTTTGCGTAGCACCTGATAGTCGAAGTTGATATTGTTGTGGGCCACAAGAACGTCGGTAGGTTGTAGTTTATTGAGCCACGCAAGGATGTTGCAGTGCCCGATAAGGCGTTCCTTAGTACCGTCCTCGGCCTTCACGCACATTACATGCACCTTGGTAATATCACAAAGTTCTAGTGCGTTGGTTTCAGTGTCGATTCGGTATCTCATAGCCTCTCAATCTTTACTGTATAATAGATTGT